CCGCTAATGAAAATTCTTTGAAAAACTTGGCATCCCACACATTCTTGCACTCTCTATTTTGTAAAGACTATGAAAACTTTTGCACATATTGTTTAATGAGTTGCTACGGAGATGCACAGCACAGAACTTGCAAATTTGACAATTACTGTGGCTGCAAAAAACAAACGCAATGGGATGAAGAGGAACATGAGTGCTTGTGCGAAAATCACTGCAAAGATCTTCACAAAAATACTATAGATATTAGCTTTTATGATAAACTCTTATCTGTGTATATAAAAAACAAAAACATGAAAGATGAGTTATGCACTTTATGCAGGGAATGTAAAGCTCAATTTCCTAGAGTAATCTATTTCTGTAAATCTAAGCTCACAAGCCAAGTTCTATATGTTTGTGATTTATGTTCGTTTGGTGGTTCTCTTCAAAAATATGGCTTGATTATGTCTGATAAAATAACCGAAAATCTAAAATTCCAAGTCGATCATTACGATCATAGCATCTCTGATTGTGTGAGTTGTAAATCCAAAATCTGTCAAAATTGCCAAAAATCTCCTGATATGTGTGAAAATTGTATAAAAAAAGCAAGTTTAATAGGCGATAGAATCACAAAAAAATCTGATGAACAAAAGAAAAAGAAAGTCTCTTTCTTTAGATGTACCATTTGTAAAAGTGATATTTGTCATGATTGTTCAGATTATTGCTCTAAAAATTATTGCATGAACCATTGCAACGAAAAATGTATGTTGGGTTTTAGTTTGTTAATCCCTGCAATAAATAAAAATTTAATAGTAAACTTTAGATCTTGCAGCACAATAGGGAAGATTTATAAGATATATAATTCTCATTATGTTAAGTGTTGTGCAGATCATTTGCAAGATTTACACAATTTATTGAAATTTTATAAGAAATTTGTGCCAGTTTTTGATGTAAATTTCGTATGCTCTGTGAACCCAAGCTTAATAAATGACTTCAAACATTATAAAGACTTTAATAAACAATTCCTGATTAAAGATAAAGTAGTTGTAGAAATTGACAAGTTGGTTACACATACATATAGAGGAAGCAATGGTTTGCCTTATCAAATAACAAAAAAAGAAAAAGTTCAACACATGTTAAAATGTCCAGATTTGTTACAGTTAACTAAGGGTAAAAAGGCACATATCATGAAATATCAAAATAATCCTTTGAATACTTCTATAGGTTCATGGGTTGATGGTAAAAGAATTGTGTTTGATAAGGTCATAAGCAATCCTTTAATTCTTTATTCTATAAGTAGGACTCACACCTCAAATTATGAAGATCTGAAAAATGTACAATTTGATGATATTTCAGAAATCAATAGGAGATTAAGGAAATCAGAAGGGTATGTAACGAATTTTGATGAATGGAAAGCAAGGCACAATGAAAATAACGGATTTGTCAAACAGACAAATGTTGATAAGAGAAAGAGAGTCCTTTATAAAAGATGTTGGTTTAATGCTAAAATTGAATACACATCAGAATCTGAAGATTACTTAAATGTAAGTTGTGAAGGTGATGAGAACACCTTTTATATTTATGTTGTGGGGGAACCTGTTGAAGGTGTCTGTAGATTCAAAAACGGTAATAACTACTACTATTTTGAAGCCATCAAGAGTAAATGGGACTATTCATTTGATCAAGCATTTAAACAATTTTTCAATGATGATAATGATGAAATTGATGAAAATGATAAAAATGATACAAAAGATTTCGGAAATATACTTGACTATGCTTTGAATATTACAGAAGAAACTTTAGGAAATTGCGAAGAAAAATGGGACCACTTCATTAAGCATGTTCAAACATTCAAAGAGAGATTTTTGGAAAAATGCATGCTAAGAATGTCTATAGATATAAATGATGATTATGATAGTGATAATTTGGAAATTGATGATGAAGAGAGCAGTAAAGTTATAAATGTCTTTAAACAAATGCAGGATGATAAAGGTGTCACCATAACTTTGTCAAAATCAATAAAATCTAAACAGTACATTAACAAAGTTGTTCTAGATAGTGATACAACAGATAAATGCTGTGTTATAAAAAGAGAAAAATTTGAATTGGGGCATCTTATTAGCATAGTAAAAATGTTCAACAAAGCATTGTTAGCTAATAAGATTTCTTGCTTAGAGAATACATGGAATACATTCAAATGTTATTTAACTAAGATAAATATTGATGATATGGATACAAATTTTGAGTTAAAAGTTTGTCAGGAATATTTTAAAATGAGAAGTGATTTTTTCTCCATATATGTTCTGAGTTCATTGGGCTTAACCTTCCAAAAAGATGTCAGCCTTAAAGACATTTTTAAAATACCTTCAACTCAAACTCCAGATTATGTATTGATAAAACACGACACAATAATAATTATGGAGTTCTCTGTTACCACAACATTAGAAAGAGGAATGTTTCAGAAAGGATCTACACATTCGAAGAGTTTAGGTAAATATGATAGAGCCATAAAATTGATTGAAAATAAGACAGGCAAAAGAGTTATATATTTACCTATAATAGGCTCAGTTAAAGAAAGCTCTGATTTATTAAGCTTATTGAAGGTTTATGAAAAACATTTCATGAAGCTCGACATAATCACACTAAAACAAACAATACCAGACTTTTTACAAGACTGCAATGACATATTTAGACTAATAAGGCAAAAATTTTCTGCAGGGTTGGCATCTTTTGGTAGAGAGGATAGTTTAGATCAATGTAAAAATTACTTACCATCAAGGAAAAATATAAAACAGTCTGCTGTTTATTGGTCTGTAAGGACTGAACATGAAAAAATAAAAGAAATTATTAGAGAGAACATGGATAAATTAAGAGAAAGATTGTCTAATTTGAAAGCGAATTTAAGATATAGCTTAATGATAGATACCAAAACCAGATTTGTGACCTTCAGGCCAAACTCTAAGTCAGTCTTATTTACTGAGATGGACACTTTCATCAACAGAAACAGAATTGACAAACTAGTTGAAATTTCAGAGTTAATGGAGATAGATGCTGAGTCTAACAAACTCCAGTTGAGTTTCAAATATGTTACACCTTCAGATAGAATGGACAGCTTAGATACAAATTTGACTAGCAGTTTCTTGCCCCATGAAGACACCACAGAAGATATAAAAGATGAATTTGTGCAAATCAATGAACAAAGGTCTGATTTTAGAAGAACATGGAATTATGAGAGATCTGACATAGAACCTGAGATAAAAGAAGCTGTATTGAATTGCTTTAAAGATTTTATGGCTGACAAGATTAAACACAAAGATTCTATAAGTTTGAAAAAGGTTGATGAGGCTACAACTGCTGAAAATTTGAAACTTTTTAATATATCATTAAGTGAAAAAAATCAAGGCAACTTTTACCCAAAAAGTATGTTTATTATACCACTGATCAACAGCAACCTAGCAAAGAGTGATTGCAAACAGACTGTCGATTACTTAATAAATAACTCAGACTTCGGTGCTTATACAAATGAGTGTCTGAAAAGGATATCTAAATTTTATAATCACAAACCTGCAGAATTTGACGTTGATGTCAATAAGTATGCAGCACTATCAACTTTAATAAGAAAAAGAGATATGTTTATCAAAGAAGGTAAAGATGTTGAACAAATAAATACACAAATAAAAGAGAATAGTAAAGTCTTCCAAACAACTTTAAGATCTGGTTACAGAATAATTAAAAGTCCCAAGCAGGAATTGTTCAAGAAAGAACTTGGTTGGGATAGAGGTTACTCAGATAAAAGAACAGGATTGAATAAAGATGAAGTTACTACATGGAAATTCTCTGATTTATTTGATTTCATGGCTGAAATATCTGATGAAATGTTTGAAGATTTGAATGCCAATGTAGAATTCATGTCTGATTACACAGCAAAGGTTGATGGAAAAAATAATAAAAAAATAAAAGAAAAAATAGTGTCTGATTGCAAAAATATACATAAAGATATAAAGAATAGTAGACTGGCTGTCTATTGTGAGATGATTCACAGATTGGCCAGAGCATTGATATATATGTCCAATTGTAATTTCAATTCTGACACTGTGATGTATGATGATTTAGGTGTGGATGATGTGTTACTATTAGTAAGAGGAGGCAAATTGTCAGAAAATAAGAATGATTCCAGACTCTTCAGGTTATTCTATCCTGTTACAGATAATATCTACAATGCTACCACATGCTTCGGACACGTCAACAGTAGATATCACACAGTAGAAATGGAAGGAAAACTATATTTGATGACTCCTTGGATAACATTAAAAAACCCAATGTTAACAGATATGTATAGTTTCAAATCAAAAATATTAGGAGGGTTGTTGCTGACATATTGCGAAAGGAGAACCAAGCCTTCAAATCAAGATTTCTTAAGATCACAATTTGTTAGAGTTTTATTAACTTTCCATAATAGAAGAAAAACTGAAGCCACTTTACACAATCTAAGATATATTTTAATGTCTCCATTAGGGGATTTTAGTAATGCTCCTACCATGCTCCCTGAGTTTGCATTAAGCTGCACAGACTATCTTCAATGTTATTTAATGTTATCAATAAAAGAGAATTATATGAGATATTACAAGCAAATATCTATTCTCAAAAACAAAGATAATTCTAGGAGGCAAACTCATTATTTAGAAATGAACAAACTAATCAATATAACGGATATTTTCAACGATAATAATGTGTATGACAACCTGAATGATATGGTTGAAATGGTTTATTATAAATATGGTATGACTAAAGCGCCAATCAACTCTCTTAATGAGCAGACTAACAATGCAATACCAGTCCTAGAAGCAGTTAGAAAATTTCATGAAGACTATGGGACGAAATGGAATGATAACATGGATTGGTATGATTATCTAGAAATGACATCAGTATCCCTCAAAACTAATCTAAATGATATGGTTGAAGATCTGTTTAAAACAAACCACCAATACTGTCCAGAAGTATCGCAGTTGGTAGGAAAATTTGCTGCCTCTCTCTTATCTAGTATTGTTTCTCCAGCGCAAATCCAGAACATGTTCAACCAGATAATGAATGAAACTGTCTGTACTCTAGGCACAGGTAAAGGAATGAGAAGAAATGACTTTGGTCCGGGATTCTTCGGAGACTCAGGATATATAGTAGCATATGAAGAATTAATGGAGAAACATCCACAGGAGTTCTTCCAAGAAGTTGAATCTTTCTTGGCTGATCTTAGACCTGATGTAGACAACGTTCAGAAGCTTTATGATACTGATGACAAAAGGTTCGATGAAATAAATAAAGTGATGAAAGATAAATGGGATGCATATTTCCATGTAGTTGACAAAGTACAATGGGGGGGTGGTAGAGAGATTTATGTTTTAAGCTATAACACAAAATTATTTACTGCAACACTTGAAAAATTCTTCGGATGGCTCTGCAAACAGCTTCCTAATGAGATGATATCTATATCTAGCAATAAGAGGATAAAATGGTTACATAATAAAATAATAGAAAAAACTGATAAAAAAGGTGATAAGAAATTCTTCCTAACTATGGATTGCAGAAGATAGGGTCCTGAGGCCAATTTTACAAAATATCAGATGATGTTAGCAGGAATGTCAGACATACTGCCTGATAAAATGTTAGAAATTTTCTCTTACGTGAGTTATAATTACCCCCAGAAAAAATACATATTTAAAGGCAAGGTTCTACATAATCTAATGTCAAATAGCAAAAATTATAGTAATAATGAATTCAAATATGATTTAAAAGAAGAATATGAGGAGCCTACGACATTATATTTTTATTCTAGGAATGGTTTGAAACTTATCAATCCTACCAAAGTTAACAAAACAAATTTGCAAGGCACTGAATTTTACAACAATCAACAAAAATTAAAGGCACATTTTGATAGAGCAAACAAAATTGAGAGAATGGAAGTGGAGGAAGTAACAGAACCTTATAAAGAGAACGGCGACACTTTCGATATAACAATAGATGTAGATAAAATCAAATTCACCAAAAACGGCGAGAGGATCAATAAATCTGAAATTAATAAAGATATTAGAGATCGGATATTAAAACATTTTACCAAAGAGGTTAAGTGTGTCAACAGATCTGGGACTATATGTAGTGTACAAGTACCTTTCGGATTTGTTATGGGAATTT